TACCTGTCCCAGAAGACAGCAGCGGGAATATTAAAAAGAGCAGAAAAAAAGGGAAACAGAATTCCAGAGCCTTTAAGGATGGCGTTGGTGAGTCTATCTGGTATGGACAAACAGGACATGCAAAATGGGCAGAAGGAGGAATAACTCTTGCTGCTACTGATTATAAAAGACCAGAGCGTAATTTTATTCTAGAGCCTTTTGTAAAAGCAAAAAGAGCACAAAGCACTGAGGATTTTGAAACATGGGTTGATAATGCCGTTTCCCCTACGCTCAATGCCTTTGATAACACTGGTGAATCAAGAGCTACTGTTTTGGTTGTTGATGGAACAAGAGTTAGCGATCTTCGTATATACGATGATGACACGGTTCCAACATTAAAACATAGGATGGGGACTGGAGGTGGACAAGTTCCTTTGGTTGCTATTAGCAATGAAGAGGAAACATATTCATTTCATATAAAGCAAGACCCAATATCGGATATTGATTTATCAATTTGCATAACTGAGCAGATGGGGGTAGGTGTTGCTATCCCAATTCAGGGCACAATAATCGGTCGTTCAGATACGGCTGGTCCGCAGGGTAAAGGCTTTGGTGATGAAGGTGATCCATCATATACGCTTGATACAATTTCACAGCATGGCGTTATGACACCAGAATTGATTTTAAGAAGACTCACGCCTATTGAATGTGAAAGATTGATGGGCTTCCCAGACAATCACACAGCGGTAGACTATAATGGTAAAAAGGTTGCGGATACCAACAGATATAAAATGTGTGGTAACGCAATTGCATCTCCTGTTGCAGAGTGGATAGGAAAAGAATTGAAAAAATGGATGGAGTAGTCAAAGCATATTTTGCTGGTCCAGATGTATTTAGAGAAAATGCTGTAGAATACTTTGACGAAATTAGGATTCTTTGTGAAAATTATTACAACATAGAACCAATTTTCCCAATAGACTCTGAAACAGAAGTTAAAAATTCTCTTAATATATACAATATCAACATTGAAAAAATTAAACAGGCTGATATTGTTGTTGCAAACTTAATTCCATTTCGTGGACCATCTTGTGATGTTGGAACGGCTTTTGAAATTGGGTATGCAAAAAGTTTAAATAAACAAATAATCGGTTATTATAATGGCTACTATCCTGGCTCTTATTATGAACGTATTAATTATCATATAAATAAATATGATATGGAATACTTTCCTGTAATTGAAAATTTTGGTAACTACGATAACCTGATGATTATTCATGGCTGTGATACTATTAAACCGCACCTATATGATGCGCTATTATTAATTAAAGAAAGGGGCGCAAATGGCTGACATTTTAGTTTCTGAGGAGTTCTTGGCTTCACAAATGGGGGACAAGGCTAAAGAGTTTATTGAGTGTATGAGGATTGTCCAAGATATTATTGACAATCCTGATCATTATGTCGGTATGCAAGCCGTTAAGTACGCTAATGTTTTAGCAGCCTATAGAACACAAATGATTATTAAATCGCAGGCTTTTAAAAGAAAATCAACAATCATGAGTGAACAGGATAAGTTTGTTAATGACATTTGGAAGACCATGTATGAAGCCCTGGCTGAGAATATAAACGCTCTAAAGATCGCAAGTAAAGGAATGCATAATTGAAATCATTAAAAACATTAAGGGCACCAAAACAGGAGAAGCTCGTCAAAAAAACTGGCGATGAGTTAGTCGAGGAGTTAATCAAGTCAATTGACGATCACTTAGCCCTAAGAAACGCACCGCAACAAAAGAAGGTTGGCGGTTTCCACCCCAGTTATACAAATCAATGCGCTAGGTACTGGTATTATTTGTTTGAGGGTGTAGAGATGACTACATCTTTTTCTCCTCAAACTTATAGGATATTTGATAACGGTCATGCTGTGCATGAAAGAATATATTCTTATCTAAGAGATTTGGGTATCCTGGTTGCAGAAGAAATACCTGTCACTTATGATTCTCCCCCAATTGAGGGGACAGCAGACGGCATTATTGACCTCAATGGGCATAAGTTGATTGAGTTAAAATCAATTTCAAATGAGGGCTTTCATTATAGGCAGCTTCATAAAAAGCCAAAAGATGACCACATTAGGCAAGCACAAATTTATATGAGGTGTTTAGATTTACCATCTGGCTTTGTTATTTATGAAAATAAAAATAATCAAGAAATATTGCCTATTTATATAGAACGAGATGACGCTTTTATTGATAAACTATTTAAGAAATACAATGGGATCTATGATGCCTATCTGAAGCGAGAGATACCCATACAGCCATATAAACGCAGTTCAGCAAAATGTGCTGAATGTGATTTGGCTGGTAAATGCTGGTCAGGGAATGTTTGACGGTGAAGTAAGAATATGTAGTAATGATGAATGTAAAAAAGAGTTTACAGCAAAAGTATATAACACAATCTATTGCTCTACAGAGTGTCGTAAAGTTGTAACAAATAAAAAACTATTAGACAATTATTATAGAAAAAAAGAAAACAAGAAAAGAAAAAGGGTCTGTAAAACAAAAGAATGCACAACAATATTGTCATCATATAACGCTGAGGATATTTGTGAACAGTGCAAAACAGAAAGATACATTCAAAGACTTGTAAAGTGGGGTTGGGATGAGCAAAAGCTCAGGGACGAACAACGCTAGTTTATATACGCTATAATATTTATGTGAGTTTAAAATCAATTGTTAACAACGATCACTGGTCTAGGGTATTAGCCATAGACCCTGCTTCTCATTCTCTTGCTTGGGCAATTGTAGATAATAACAAGAATGTTATAGCAACTGGGAAAGTAGTTCTTACTAAAGAAAAAGAGCCGTCTGACAAGTTTGCAAAGATAGCGTCAGAGATAATAGAGATTATAAATGAATATAAGCCAGATGTTGCTGCTATTGAACAATCTGTGTACATCCAAAACTTTCAATCAAGTAGAATTATTTCATATATGATCGGCTTTACTTGGGGCTTGCTGTTCCAGAACGGGATTAAAACAAGGGATATTAATCCCTTGAGTTGGAAGCCTAATATTGGATACAAAAATCTTAACAAGCAGGATAAAAAAGTCTTAGAAGAGAATGGCAAGAAAGGCTCAATTCAAATCAAGATGAAGAACGAAAGAAAGCAGAGAGTTAGAGATATTGTTTCTGTTGCATACGGAGACGATACTCCAGGGCTAGACGACGAGGATATCGTTGATGCCTTAGGTATTGCCTTGTGGTATTACAAAACAGGGGGTAGAGATGGCGCTAGAGCCGTATAAAGATAAGGCATTTCTTTATGAGCATTATGTTTCTAAAAGAATGAATATGACAGACATAGTGAAGCTGCTTGAAAAGAATTACAATGTTAAGGTAAGCCCCCAGTCTGTCTACAACTGGTGTAAGAAATACGATCTTCTTAAGTATAGGGGGAAGGGAAGAAACTTATCCTCAGGTCGTCCGAAGGCTCCAAAATCTCCAGCGCAAAAACTTGTTGAGCAAAAGAGACGCGAAATGAAGAAAAAAAATGATTGGAAAAAGAAAGGAAAGTCATTATGAAAAGAACAATATCTTCTAAAGATATTACAACATTTGCCAAACTTGACATGGTTTATAACCAAGTTAGATATATTGAGGCAAAACAAAACGAAACAAAATACAAATGCTTGGGGTCTGGCGGATGTTGTGTTATTGGCTTGAGGATACCTCTGGCTGAGTGTGCGAATATTGCATTTAGATTAAAGCAAGAGTTTTACCTTAAGATGGAAGATAGGGGGGAATCTTTTGCGAATGAGTGGATTGAATCGGTTATTGCCTCACTTAAAGAGGCAATGAATGATGAAGATTGGCAAGCTGACGGAGAAACAAAAAGACACTGTGCTTTCTACAAGGGTGGTTGCACAATATATGGCTATAGGCCAATGGTGTGTAGAACATTTGGAACTATTACTAATGTTGATGATTATTGCCCAAGAGTAAGGAATGCATACGGGCAGATTGACCATTTTACTGGCGATGCTGTCTCTAGAACGATTAAGCAATTTCAAGACATATTAAAAGAGTATGGAGATGACAAAGAGAAAACATATAATAGTGTTGTCTATATGCCATTAGGCGTACTTAGCTTTATATTGTCAGATGAGGAATTAGTCCAGCTTGCACAGGAAACAGATGTTAAGTTCTGGGAGGGCGTTAGGGGATGGTACAACTATCGTTTAACATTTACAAAAATGCATGGTTATAATTATTCTGAATTGGAGTCTTTTGCTAAAGATGACAATGATATTCTAGGTTTCAAAGACGAAACTAATTTATAGAAAAACAAGACAAGCGCAAGAATAATTTATTTTAAGGTGATAATATAATGTACATGAATACTCCATCTAAAGTTGAAGAAACACTTGTCATTTTTGCCCAGTCTCCCAAGCTGGTTATTTACAGAGTTGTTTCTAAGTAAAAATATTTTATATTTGGTGAATTGCCCCGCTATTGCGGGGCTTTTCGCTTTTTATTATTTATCCGTATGATAAAATATATATATGTCTGAAATAGAGCCAATTGGCGAAAAAACAATTCTAGATAAGTTAAGGAAGATTGAAGAGGCTGGGCTTCTTTTTGTCAAAGGCTATAACTACCATGAAATTGGAACATTGCTTTCTTTGAGTACAAGCGAAGCAAAAGAATACATTAATGAATATAAAAAAATTCTAAATAAACAGGCCGATGATGACCCGTATTTCCTAGAGAGGATACAGTTTAATACTATTAAGGCGCTTCAGGAATTTGATCAGTTAAGCAAGGAGGCTTGGGAGACAGTCAATATTGCTACAGATCATGGCATGGTTCCTGCTCGCATCCAGGCTTTAAAGTTGGCTTCTGAAATTGCAAACAAAAAGGCACAATTGCATAAGTTAATGGGCGGTACAACTGGGGATAGCGACTACATTGCCCGAATGCAGAAAGCCGAGAATGTTAACCAAATACT